AATATTGCGATATAAATATCAGAATTAATAAAATAAGAGGAATAATTATGAAATTATGGAATAAAATTAAAAGTTTTTTTGCAAAACCTTTAGTATTGACAAAAGAAGTTAAAAAAATTGACACAAAAGATTTAGAAAAGAAAACAAAAGCCGAGTTAGAAAAACTTGGTAGAAAAATCGGTATCGAATTAGATAAACGATTGACAAAAGCGAAATTGGTTGCAGAAATCAAAAAACAAAATAAAAAACTATAACATTAAGGATATATTATGACAGATATGATAACCATTGATGGTAAAGAATATGAAGCCGAACAACTACCTTTAGAATTAAGAAACTACATAGTTGCTCGACAAGAAATTCAACAATCAAAAGTAAGACACGAAATTGAATTGGAAAAAATAGAAGTATTAACGAATTTTTATAACGGAAAAATACAAGAAGGAATAAAACAATTCAATGGCGGCAGTAGCAAATCTTAGAATAGACCAAGGCGCTTCTTTTAGTTCAGATGTAACTGTAACTAATTCAGATGGTGTAGCCGTAGATTTAGCGGGGTATACAACCTTTGCTAAGATGGCAAAACAACATGGTGCCTCGACAACAATAAGTATCACAGCAAATATAGCTTCCGATACTACAACAGGTGTTATTGAATTGTCTTTAAATGATACACAAACAGCAGCTTTAGAAGCTCCTGGAAGATATGTGTATGATGTATATATCACAAAAACAACAGATAGTACAGTTACCCGAGTTATCGAAGGAATTATTACTGTAAATCCAAAAGTTTAAATATTCCTAAGTCTTTTTTTATTATAAATATTACAAAGAGAGAGGGAAGTCATGGTAAAAGCAGTTATTAATCAAACTGGTGGTGTTAAAGCGAATATTAACTCATCAACTTCTTCAGGACCCCAACAGGTTTCTGTCCAAGTCCCGAGCACAAATGTAAATATTACAAATGTGAATAGACTAAGAAGTTTATCGGATGTTGATTCATCTAGTTTAACAGATGGTGCTTTGTTACAATATGACGCTTCCTCAGATAAATTTAAAACAAGAAACGAGTTAGATACTACATCAGGAACATTAGTATTTAACGGAGGCAATTTTTAGGAGCTATAAATGTCAACAGTAATTCAGATAAAAAGAAGTAGTAATACTTCAGCTCCATCAACGCTAAAACTAGGTGAATTAGCTTATACTTATGGTACTGGTACTCAAGCCAACAACGGTGATAGACTTTTTGTTGGTGAAGGTGGTGTAGATGGTAACGGTGACGCTAATAATATAACAGTAATTGGCGGTCAATATTTTGTAGATAAATTAGACCATGTAGATGGTACTTTAACGGCGAGTTCAGCTTTAACAACAGATTCAAACTCAGCTATTAGTGCAATCAATATAGGTAATTCAGCAACAGTAGGTGGTACACTTAAATTTAACGAAGGAACAAATAACGGCGCACACTTTGTTTCTCTTAAATCTCCAAATGCAGTTGCAGCTAACTTAGCATTAACATTACCAGGCACAGACGGTTCATCCGGCCATGTAATGACAACAGACGGTTCAGGTAATTTATCGTTTGCAGCTCCAGCAACGAATCTTACTTTAGTTGATGAAAGTTCCACTTCAACTACAATTAACCTACTTACAGAAACTTTAAAAATTACTGGTGGTAACGGTATTGTTACTTCATTATCAAGTGATACTTTAACAGTTGGTTTTGATGATGACGCTGTGTTTAATGGCGTTGACATGAACGGTACTGAATTATTTTTAGACGCAGACAAAGATACTTCAATTACTGCTGATACAGATGACCAGGTTGATTTTAAACTTGGCGGTGCAGATATACTTACACTTACACCAGGTTCTATTGCCCTTAAAAATGCAGGTACAGCTTCTGATATTAAATTTTATTGTGAGAGTTCAAATGCTCATTATACATCATTAAAATCAGCTGCTCACTCAGCTTACTCTGGAAATGTTGTACTAACATTACCAGCGGCTACAGACACACTTGTAGGTAAAGCAACAACTGATACACTAACAAATAAATCAATTGATTTAGCAAACAATACTATAACAGGTAGTGTAGCAGAATTTAATAGTGCATTACAAAGTGATAGTTTTGCAACTTTAGCTAATACTGTAACATTAACAAATAAGACAATTAATGGTCCTGACAATACACTTACAAATATTGCCAATGGTTCATTAGCAAATAGTTCAGTAACTTTTGGTTCAACTGAGGTTGCTTTAGGCGCTTCAAGCACAGCAATTGCAGGAGTAACAGAGTTAACAGTTGATAATGTAAACATTAATGGTAATACAATTACATCAACTAACTCAAACGGTGATATTGTTTTAGACCCTAACGGTTCAGGTGATGTAGATGTTAACTCTAGTAAAATTGTCAATGTAACTAATCCATCTAGCGCTCAAGACGCTGCTACCAAAGCATATGTCGATAGTGTTGCAAATGGTTTAGATGTAAAAGATAGTTGTAGATTAGCTACAGCAAGTGCATTAGCGGCTGTTACATATAATAACGGTGCAGGTACTTTAACTGCTGACGCTAACGGTGCATTAACAATTGACGGCGTTGCTACTGTAGCAAATGACAGAGTTCTAATTAAAAACCAAGCAAGTGCAGTACAAAACGGTATCTATAAAGTAACAACAATCGGTTCTGGTTCAGCGGCTTTCGTATTAACAAGAAGTCCTGACGCAGACACAGCTGCTGAGTTAACTGGCGGAACATTCTTCTTTGTTGAAGAAGGTACTGCTAACGCAGACAACGGTTATGTTGCAACTCACAATGGTACACCAACATTTGGTTCTACTAATATTGCATTTCAACAATTCTCAGGTGCAGGTCAAATTAGTGCTGGTGACGCATTAACTAAAACAGGTAACACAATTGATGTTGCAGTAGATGACAGTTCAATCGAAGTCGCTTCAGACGCAATAAGAGTTAAAGCTACAGGTATTACAAATGCCATGTTAGCAGGTTCAATTGCAGCCTCTAAATTAGCAGGTTCAATTGGTAATTCAAAACTTTCAAACTCATCAATTACTGTAGGCGATGGTTCAAATACTACAGCAGTTTCACTTGGTGGCACAATAACATATGCAGCTGGCGAGGGTATGGATGTAGCTGAAAGTTCAGGTACAATTACCTACTCTGCTGAGGACGCAACAAGTTCAAATAAAGGTGTGGCTTCATTCGCTTCAGCTAACTTTACAGTTAGTTCAGGTGCAGTAACGGTCACAGGTATAGACGGCGGAACATTTTAATTAGTCGTCAACTGGATAAAGGATATTATTAATGGCGACAGTTATTAAATTAAAACGAGGTACAAGTACACCAACTACAAGTGACATTGTTAGTGGTGAGGTTGCCGTAGATACTAGCGCCAAAAAGTTTTACATCAACGATAGTGGTACTATTAAAGAAATTGGTGGCGGTTCTGCTACAGGTTTTAGTGGGGCTACAGTATTAGGTGGTGATGTAAGAAACTATACTGGTGATGGTTCAGATACAACTTTTACAGTAACAAGTGGTTCTGATATTGATAATCTTTTAGTATTTTTAAATGGTGTATATCAAAGACCATCCGACTATTCAGTTTCAGGAACGACTCTCACATTCGATACGGCTCCAGCAAATGGTGATGTAATCACTATTAAAGAATTAGTTGAGGGTGGTACTTCAATAAAAATTGTTGATGATAGTTCAACTACAACTCAATTACTATCCGGTGAATCTTTAAAGGTTACAGGTAGTGGTGGTGTTACAACAAGTTTATCAGGCGATACTTTAACAATTGCAGGTGCAGCTCAATTAACTGTACAAGAAGAAGGCTCTTCATTATCAACAGCAGCCTCAACATTAAACTTTGTAGGTGCTGGCGTAACTGCTACAGGTACAGGTGCAACTAAAACAATTACAATACCAGGTGGCGGTGGTGATATATTTAAAAATATTACAATGCCAGATGGTTCAACTGTAGTAGCGGCTGATAGTGCAACTGACACATTAACTTTAGCACAATCAGGTTTAGTTACTATTTCAGGTAATTCAAGTTCAGATACAGTTACAATTGGTACGGCTGCAAATGCACAATTACCATTTTTAAAAGCAGATGGCAGTTCTTCAGATATTGATTTTCAAACATCAGGAACAATTGGTGATATATTAAACAACTTACACATACCATTTACAAAAGCAGATGGTTCAAGTGTGACAACATTGGTGGTAGCATAAGATGGCGGTTAAAACTCCAGTAAAAGCAACTTTTTCAGGAAGTAATGTAACAGGACTTGCAGAATTTCAAACAGCAGACTTTATTGCTGTTACAGACGGTGGTACAGGTTTAGGTGCTTTAGGTTCAGCAGGACAAATATTAAAAGTCAATAGTTCTGGAAATGCTTTAGAATATGGTACCGTAGAAGCAATTGTAAATATTGATAATGCAACAGATTTAACAAGTGCTACATTAGCAACAGGTGATTTACTTCTTGCTTCAGATGGTGGTTCAGAGGGTAGAATTACATTAGGACAAATAGACACACTATTTTCAGGCACTACAAAAACATTAACAAATAAAACTTTAACTAGTCCTAAAATTAATGAAGATGTTGCAGTTACGGCTACAGCTACAGAATTAAATTATTCTGACGGCGTTACAAGTAATATACAAACTCAATTAGACACAAAAGCAACAAGTTCATTCGCTATCGCACAAGCAGTCGCTTTAGGATAAGGATAAATAATAGTATGGCTAATCCAAATAGTAGAGAAAATTTAAAACAATACGCTTTAAGAGCGCTAGGTAAACCTGTAATTGAAATCAACGCTAGTGATGACCAATTAGATGATAGAATTGATGAAGCTTTACAATATTTCGCACAGTTTCATTACGACTCTATTAGAAGAACATATTTAAAATATAAATTAACTGCTTCAGAAAAAACTCGTTTAGCAGCTATTAATCCTAGTTCAGAAACAGCAACAAAGAATTCAGTATCAACAACATGGTATGAAGATAACAACTTTTTGGTAGTACCAGAATCAGTTATCTCAGTTATAAACATACTTCCATTTTCTAATAAAGGTAATCTAAACTTATTTGATGTAAGATACCAAATGAGATTAAATGACCTTTACGATTTTTCTTCAACATCAATTATTAATTATGATGTTGTACTAAGACATTTAGACTTTTTAGACCATGTATTAGTTGGAGAAAAACCAATCCGATTTAATCAACATGATAACAGACTATACATTGATATGGACTGGACAAATGATTTAGCAACAGATGAATGGATTGTAATAGAGTGTTATAGAAAATTAGACCCGGATACTTTTACAGATGTTTATAATGATATTTACTTAAAGAGATATGTTACATCATTATTTAAAAAACAATGGGGTGCCAATTTATCAAAGTTTAATGGTGTTGCTATGGTTGGTGGCGTTACATTAAATGGTCAACAAATATTTTCAGAAGCTTTACAAGAAATTGATAAGTTAGAAAACGATATAAGAAGTACATTTGAATTAAATCCAGCAATGATGATAGGATAGTGCCATGGCCGTTAATCACTTTTTTCAAAACGGAAACGGTATTGGAAATAAAAACGAAGCAAAGTTACACGAAGACCTAATCATAGAAGGCCTAAAAATATTTGGGCATGATGTTTATTACCTACCAAGAACACTAGTTAACCAAGACCTAATATTAGGTGAAGATAGTTTATCTAAATTTGATGACTCTTATCTAATAGAGATGTATGTTGAAACAACAGAGGGTTTAGCTGGCGAACAAGAATTAATTAATAAGTTTGGTTTAGAAATCAGAGAAGAAACAACTTTCATGTTGTCTAAACGAAGATGGATGGATGCTGTTGATAGTTACCATACAATGATTAAAGAAGGTAGACCAAATGAGGGCGATATAATTTATTATCCTTTAATGAATAAGTTTTTTGAAATTAGTTTTGTAGAAGACCAAGAGCCGTTCTTTCAATTAGGCAATTTGCCGGTTTACAAACTAAGAGCTAGAACATGGGAATATAGTTCAGAAAGATTAGACACAGGCGTTACAGATATTGATAGTGCTGAAGACCAATACTCTATTGATATGTTGTCACATCAAGTACAATTAGAAGATGGTACAGGTGCATTGCAATTAGAAAACGATAGTGTAAGTGGTGACGCAAACTACTTTATCAATGAAGACTATGCTTTACAAACACAATCTACTTATGCAGACAATTTAGATTTAGACGCACAAGCAGGTTTCAATACAGCAGATACTTCGGATGATATACTTGACTTTACAGAAAGAAACCCGTTTGGTGAGGTAGACAATTAATGTTTGGATATTTTTATAACGAAAGTATGAGAAAAATGACCGTAGCTTTTGGTCAGATTTTCAATAACATACAAATAAAAAGGAGAGATAGTGCAGGCGCTGTAGTGCAATCTATTCGTGTACCATTAGCATATGCTCCTAAAGAAAAGTTTTTAGTTAGACTTGAACAACAAGCTAGTTTAGATGATAGAGAAATGGCGATTACATTACCTAGAATGGGATTTGAGATTTCTGATATTGCATATGACGGTAGTAGAAAACTAACTAAAGTACAAAAATTTAAATCAGTTAAAACTGGTGCAGATGGTAAGGTTATGAATTACAACTATATGCCTGTACCATATAATATATCATATAATTTATTTTGTTTGACAGCAACTGCCGAAGGTGGTTTACAAATTATAGAACAAATATTACCGTATTTTCAACCTGATTATACTGTTACTGTTAATGTTATTCCAGAAATGGGTATAAAAAGAGATATTCCTATTGTACTAAATAATATTAATTACGAAGATAGTTATTCAGGAGATTTTACAACAAGAAGAGCAGTTATCTATACATTAAACTTTACAGCAAAGACATATCTGTATGGTCCTGCTTCAACACAAAAAGTAATCAAGGAAACTCAGTCTGATTTACATACTGATTTACCAGCTGCTAGTAGAGAAGAAAGAATAGTGGTTGTACCTAATCCAACAAGTGCTGACGCAGATGATGATTTTGGATTTACAACTACCATAACAAGTTTTGCAGATGGTAAGAATTATGATAAAACAAGAGATGAAGATGTATAAATATAAGAAAGAATTAGAGGAAAACTATGCCAATAAGTAAAATAGGTTCAAAAGGTGTAAAAGACGCTGAGATATCGGCAGCTGACATAGCGCCAGGTACAATTACAAGTGCAAAAATAGCACCAGGTACAATTGCGTCTGACAGAATAGCGCCAGGTACAATTGCGTCTGACAGACTTGCAGGTGGTATTACAAATACTCAACTAGCAGGTTCAATTGCAAATGCAAAATTAGCAAATTCAAGTACAACAATTAATGGAACAGCAATCGCTCTAGGAGCTTCTGGAACAATTGTTGCAGGTACAGATTGGCAAGCCGTTGTAACAAGTAATACAACTATGGTTTCAAGCAGAGGATACTTTGTAAATACAACTGGTGGTGCAATTACAATGACTTTACCAGCTTCACCTAGTGCAGGCGATTTTGTAGAAATTATTGATTATGCTGGAACAGCAGCTACAAATAATATAACAATTGCAGGAAACGGTAGTAAAATTGGTGGGGCAACTAGCGACTCTGTAGTAGCACAAAATAGAACTAATAACAAATTTACATATGTTGACACAACTCAAGGTTGGGTAAAAACAAATGATGATACAGGTTCAATTCCAGCTTATACAGCAGCTACAGGCGGAACAGTAACTAATTCAGGTAATTTTAGAATACATACATTTAATTCTTCAAGTAATTTTGTAGTATCAGATGTGGGTAATTCTGATGGTAGTGGTGCTAAAGTTTCATACATGGTTGTTGCCGGTGGCGGCGGTGGTGGTGAAGGAGGCGGCGGTGCCGGTGGTTATAGAGAAGGAAGAGATTCTCCAGTTGATACATACACTGCTTCACCTTTAGCAGCTTCAGATTCAGGTTTAACAGTTGCAGTTCAAACTTATCCTATAACAGTAGGTGCTGGTGGAGGTGGTCAAGTACACACATCAGGTGGATTAAAAGGAAGCAATTCAGTATTTTC